TGGACATCGAGGAGCGAACCCCCGAAAACGCAATGAGCCTGGCGGAGGAGATCCGGCAGCTGCGAAGCGAGGTAAAGCGGCTGAACAAGGAAAACAAACGGCTTCAGGAGGAAAGGGATTTCTTGAATGAGGCGGCAGCTTTTTTCGCTGCGAGCCGTCGGAAGTAAACAAGCAGGAGCGAATGAAGTTCATTGCATTCAAAACCTGCGATGGAGGCGCAAAAGGCAGGATTTCGTTCTGCTGCAAAGCGCTGAAAGTGACACGTCAGGGATTTCACGAATATCTGAAAAATCGTAATAAACCCTGGAAGCACGAAGAACTGGCGGCAAAAATGATGGAGATACTCAGCGAAGACGAATGCAACGATACATACGGCAGGGAGCGAATGCATAAGGCGCTGCTCCTTAAATATCCGGATTCCGTAATACCAAGTGAAACCACGGTATACCGCGTGATGACAGCCATCGGAATAACGCACAGACCCAACCGAAAGCCGAATGGAATAACGAAGGCGGATCGTGAAGCAAGAAAGTCAGACGACCTGCTGAAACGCGATTTTAAAGCCGACAAGCCTTTCAGCAAATGCGTAACAGACATCACGGAAGTCAAAGCTAAAAATGGCAAGCTATATGTGTCGGCAATATTTGATTGTTATGACCTGACGGCTGTCGGGCTGTCAATGGACGATAATATGAGAGCCGAGTTATGCGCTGCAACTGTCGAAAATACAGCGGCAGCGTATCCCGAATTTTGCGGTGCGGTACTCCATTCCGACCGCGGAAGCCAGTACACAAGCGCTTCATACAGAGCTGCGCTGAACGAGTATGGAGTAAAAATTTCCACTCCGCTATGCTACATGGATATTTATTCCATTGCACTGTTGCTCAAAATTTTTGAGTGAAATGTGTAAAGCTATATTGACAATATCAATATTTGTGTACATTATTATCCGAAAACCGCTTGATATAATGCGGCTTTAGAGTTAATATGTGTACAACAAAAAACACGGAGGAAAATCCAAACTTATGCTCAAGCAGGACGGCATGGTCGTTTACAACTACGACCGGGGCGAGGACATTGAACCTCAGCCCCCCGAAGCCGAAAAGGCGTTTGCAATACTGATACATGAATATAACTGAACACTTGTGAAAGCCGCCTGCGGGCGGTTTTCCTCGTTATGGGGGTGATGATATAAGAAAACTGAAAAAGTACAAGCCGACAAAATTCAAGCTGAAATCCTCGGTGTACGATAAGTCAGCGGCTGACTACGCAGTCATGTTCATAGAGAATCTGTGCCACACCAAAGGCACATGGGCTGGAAAGCTGTTTGATCTCATCGACTGGCAGGAACAGATAATCCGGGATTTGTTCGGAACGCTGAAACCGAACGGCTATCGGCAGTTCAACACGGCATACATTGAGATACCGAAGAAGCAAGGTAAATCCGAGCTTGCCGCCGCTGTTGCGCTGCTCCTCACCTGCGGTGACGGTGAGGAACGAGCCGAGGTGTACGGCTGCGCCGCCGACAGACAGCAGGCGGCTATCGTGTTTGATGTCGCAGCGGATATGGTGCGTATGTGTCCTGCGCTCTCCAAGCGAGTGAAGATTTTAGCGTCACAGAAGCGGCTTATATACACGCCTACTAACTCGTTCTATCAGGTGCTTTCGGCAGAAGCGTACAGCAAGCACGGTTTCAATATCCACGGCGTTGTTTTTGACGAGCTGCACACTCAGCCGAACCGCAAGCTGTTTGATGTAATGACGAAAGGCTCCGGTGACGCTCGAATGCAGCCGCTGTATTTTTTAATCACTACCGCAGGAACTGACACTCACAGCATTTGCTACGAAACTCACCAGAAAGCCAAGGATATAATCGAGGGTCGGAAAATCGACCCTACTTTTTATCCCGTGATTTACGGCGCTGATGAATCTGATGACTGGACTGACCCGAAGGTGTGGAAAAAGGCAAATCCGAGCCTTGACATTACGGTCGGAATAGATAAGGTCAAAGCCGCCTGCGATTCCGCAAAGCAAAACCCCGGCGAGGAGAACGCTTTCCGACAGCTCCGTTTGAACCAGTGGGTAAAACAGGCGGTTCGTTGGATGCCGATGGAGAAATGGGACAAGTGCGCATTCGCGGTTGATGAGGACGAACTTGAGGGTAGAATTTGCTACGGCGGTCTTGACCTTTCATCTACTACGGATATAACGGCTTTTGTGCTTGTGTTCCCTCCGCTTGATGAAGAAGATAAATACATTATCTTGCCGTACTTCTGGATTCCAGAGGATAATCTGACCCTGCGTGTAAACCGCGACCACGTTCCATATGATGTATGGGAGCGACAGGGTTTCTTGCAGACCACCGAGGGCAATGTGGTTCATTACGGTTTCATTGAGCAGTTCATTGAACGGCTCGGAGAGCTTTTCAATATCCGAGAGATAGCTTTCGACCGCTGTGGCGCTGTGCAGATGGTGCAGAACCTTGAGGGAATGGGCTTCACTGTCGTGCCTTTCGGCCAAGGTTTCAAGGATATGTCCCCGCCGACCAAGGAACTGATGAAACTGGTGCTTGAACAGAAGATAGCGCACGGAGGTCACCCTGTTCTGCGGTGGAACATGGACAATATCTACATTCGCACAGACCCTGCCGGCAACATCAAAGCAGATAAGGAAAAATCCACCGAGAAGATTGACGGCGCGGTCGCTACAATTATGGCGCTCGACAGGGCAATTCGGCGCGGGAATGATGGTGGGGCTAGTGTGTATGATGAAAGAGGACTGCTATTTCTCTAAGGGTCAATTGTAAAGAAACACAAGAATTCACAGATTTTTTAGGAATGTATTGACATTTTTTATTTTGCGTGATATACTTTAATATATGATTAATGTGTTCAATACGTCTTTCTAAAATCTCAGGAATGAAGGAGCGATTTAAATGGCTTTGGTTAATTGCCCAGAGTGTGGAAAAAGACTTAGTGATGATTGTGTAAAATGTGGCTGCCAATTGGATAGCGCTTTAATCCAGTATGGTCTGCCAAATTACAAAAGGCGTAGAAGAAAAGTTGCTTTCAGGTTAATTAGTTTGGTAATGGCATTATTGGGCTTGGGTCTATTATCATTTGGTGGGTTTTGGGCTGTTAAAGCGGATTTTTCGTATCAAACAAGTCTGTTTTGGGCACGTAAAATGATTTTATCAGATGATTATAGAGAAAAAACAGATACATTTTTCGAATATTCATCTACAGACGTTCCCACTCTTGTGAATTATTACGGCGAATATTTATCAATATTCAAAGATAACAAGGAATTCCAAAGCAATTATACAGACTATTGTTCTTTGGAAAGTTTTAATGAAATATGGATTTCTGGCAATTATCAAGACAAAGATTTCAAATATATAGCCAATAGAATCAAAATAATGGGTATGAAAAATGGTTACCTAAGTGATTTTGATTCAATTCGTGATGTTTCATATAAATGTGAAGAACTAAAAGAATCTATGGATAATACAATCATGGATTATCTATGTTCTGATACTGATATGGTTAATGAAAGGGTGTATGAACTGAGAATCAATAAGTTGAAGAATAACTGGCCAATTTTCATTTTTCCTCTGAGCGGTATAGGATTTATTGTTGGCGCAATTATCCTTTTTAGGAAGTCTTTTAACAAAAAATATAATCCCTAATTTAAAATACTGTTAATAATTTTAAAGCATCTGTCAGCAGTGGCAGGTGCTTTTCTTATGCCCATTTTACGAAAGGACTGACTAAATGAAGATTTTCAGCAGCTTGTTCCATTCGAGAGATAAGCCCCAAAACAGCACAGCGGGCAGTTCCTACCATTTCTTTACGGGAAGTTCTACGGCGGGAAAGAATGTAACCGAGCGTTCAGCAATGCAAATGACTGCGGTGTATTCCTGTGTGCGTGTACTGTCGGAAGCTGTGGCGGGATTACCACTGCACGTTTACAAATACCGTTCAGACGGTGGTAAAGAGAAAGCGATTAACCACTCCTTGTACCGCCTGCTCCACGACGAACCCAATCCCGAAATGACCTCGTTTGTTTTCCGCGAAACGCTTATGACGCACCTGCTACTATGGGGCAACGCATACGCGCAGATTATCCGCAACGGAAAGGGCGAGGTCGTTGCTCTCTATCCGCTTATGCCGAACAGAATGACGGTTGACCGTGATTCCAACGGAACGCTGTACTACAAATACTACCGTGGTTCAGATGAAGCAATCCGAAACAAGGAATATGAAGTCATTCTCTCGCCGGGCGATGTCCTGCATATCCCCGGTCTTGGCTTTGATGGGCTTGTTGGCTACTCGCCTATCGCAATGGCGAAGAACGCTATCGGGCTTGCGATTGCTACCGAGGAGTTCGGCGCTAAGTTCTTTGCGAATGGCGCTGCGCCGAGTGGTGTTCTTGAACATCCCGGAACGCTGAAGAACCCCGATAAAGTCCGTGAAAGCTGGAACGCAACATTCGGCGGTTCACACAACGCAAACAAGGTTGCTGTGCTTGAAGAGGGCATGAAATACTCTCCCATAAGCATTTCACCCGAGCAGGCGCAGTTCCTCGAAACTCGTAAATTCCAAATCAATGAAATTGCTCGAATTTTCAGAGTTCCT